AAGAAGTACGCAAAGCACTTGACAAGAGAATCTGAAAACAAAGAATTAAAAGCTGAAGTACAACAGTTAAGAGAAAAGAATGAAGAGTACAGAAAGGCTCTAAACGTCTTTAGAGAAAAGCTTAATGAAGTCGCAGTATTTAACTCAAACTTGGCTTATGCCACAAGACTATTTACAGAAAACTCAACCACTAAGAAAGAAAAAATAAATATCTTAAGAAGATTCGATTCAGTTGAATCTTTAAAAGAGTCGAAGTCTCTATACAAAACTCTAAAAGAGGAGTTAGGAAGTAAGGAACAGGAAGTTGTTACAGAAACAGTTAACAGAAAAATCAACAGTACACCAACTAAAGGTTCCTCAACTAATTTAATAGAGAGTAAGACTTATGAAAATCCTCAATTCCAAAGAGTTAGGGATTTAATGAATAAAATAAAATAATTTTAAAATAATACTAAAATGGGAGCATTATTAGAATCAGGTCTCGTTGGTAACATTGGTCTTAAGCACCTTAAGGTTATCAAGGAAGACACAATCAATAAGTGGGACAAATTAGGGTTCCTCGAAGGTCTTAAAGGCCACGTAAAAGAAAATATGGCGCAGTTGTATGAAAACCAAGCGTCTCATTTGATAAACGAAGCAGCATCATCTGACAGTTCAGGTTCATTCGAAACAGTTGTTTTCCCAATCGTAAGAAGAGTTTTCTCTAAGTTATTGGCTAACGACATCGTTTCAGTTCAGGCTATGAACCTTCCTATCGGTAAGTTGTTCTTCTTCGTTCCTAAAATTCAGGACAGAGTTAATGGTGAGCACTCTCAACCATACGGAGCACCTGGTATGACAGGAGGAACTGCTGACAACTATGATGGTAAGAACTTGTACGACAGATTCTACGAAGGTGATTTACCAGGAGAGGATCCAGAAGGATTGTTCGATTACTCAAAAGGTAAGTTTGAGGTTGTTACAGGTACTGCAGAAACAGTTGCTTGGTCTAACGGTGAATTAGTCGCTAATGACTATACTGGTTTAGGTGAAGTAAGAGAAGTAATTGTTAAAGTTAGTGGTTTCTCCGCTGACGGACAAGGTAGATTAATGGGTCCTGACGGAAACGCTATGGACACAGAAGAGTTTTTATCTTCATTAACAGTTACTTTAGGTGGTAACGCTGCTGACTTTAGAGTATTAACTCAGAAGTACGGTAAAGGTATCGTTCAGTATGGTTCTGTTAATAGACCAGCATTCCCTGACGGACCGGGAGGTTCATTCAAGGACATTTGTGACCAAGACGGAATCATCTACTTAGGTGTTGATTCATCTGAAGTTGTTCCTATGGGAACTACAGGTTCAACTGACGGATATCAAGGTACTGATTTCGCTTCTGGAGCACCAACAGTTGGTGTTACTTGGAAAGTTTACGAAACATTAGAGTTCGAAGACGCTATTGGTGAAGTTTCATTTGACCTTGAGTCAGTAACTGTTTCTGTTACAGAAAGAAAGTTAAGAGCTCAGTGGTCACCAGAACTCGCTCAAGACGTTTCAGCGTTCCACAACATTGATGCGGAAGCTGAATTGACAGCATTGTTGTCAGAGCAGGTTGCGGCTGAAATTGACCGTGAAATCTTAAGAGACTTAAGAAAAGGTGCAGCTTGGACTGTAAGATGGGATTATGATGGTTGGAAGAGAATCTCTAACGGTTCTGTTAACTACAACCAAAAGGATTGGAACCAAACATTGATTACAGCTATCAATCAGGTTTCAGCTCAAATCCATAAATCAACTTTAAGAGGTGGTGCTAACTGGATCGTTGTTTCTTCAGAGATTTCAGCGGTATTTGACGACCTTGAGTACTTCCACGTTTCAAACGCGGCTCCTGAACAGGACCAGTACAACATGGGTATCGAAAGAGTTGGTACATTGTCAGGTAGATATCAAGTTTACCGTGACCCATACTTCCCACCAAACACTATTTTGATGGGACACAAGGGTTCTTCACTCTTGGATACGGGTTACGTATACGCTCCGTATGTACCTCTTCAGTTGACTCCAACAATGTACAACCCATTCAACTTCACACCAATCAAGGGTATCATGACTAGATACGCTAAGAAGATGGTGAATAACAGATTCTACGGAAGAATCTTGGTTGATGGTGTTAGAACATTTGACTTAAGAGAGTTAAGATAATTTAAATCTTAA